GCGGTGTGATGTCCGGGGATGTAGCGGGCGGAAGCCACCGAGCGATTATTAATTCACGGGAAGGAAGGTGTTTCGCAACGGCTCCCTTCCCTTTTTAGCACAAACTTAAAGTTTAAACAAAGGCTTCTGCAAATGTAGTGTATGTTTATATTAAATCAAATGATGTATGAAGTATTTTACGATAAAAGAACTTTGCCGTTCGACAACTGCCGACCGCAAAGGAATTGACAACAGATGTGGCAGTGATATAGAAGCCAATCTGACTGCATTGGTGGATAGCGTTCTTGACCCGCTACGCGAATGGTACGGCAAACCTATCGTTGTGAACAGCGGTTACCGTTGCCTGGCATTGAATAAGGCAGTTGGCGGTGCGACAACCAGCCTGCACATGAGCGGACAGCCGCGGACATTGATACCGGAGACAGGCAACAGAATAAGCTACTGTTCGAACATATCCGCAAGAACCTTCCTTTCGACCAGTTAATTGATGAGAGTAATTTTGCCTGGGTACATGTAAGTTATCGGGCGGACGGTAGAAACCGTAATCAGGTACTGAAGCTATGAAAAATCTACCCNGTTATCGGGCGGACGGTAGAAACCGGAATCTGTTACTGAAGCTATGAAAAAACTACCCTGGTTATTAGTTGTATTGCTGGCCATCGCTTGTGTGGCGGCGTGGTTTCGCCCGCT